ATCGCGTCGAAGACGTTCCCCGGTGGTCACATCGCCATGGTCGGCTCCAATGCCCCTGCCGGTCTTGCGTCGCGCCCGATCCGCGTACTGGTCGCTGATGAGGTTGACCGGTTCGAGCGCAGCGCCGGTACAGAAGGCGACCCGCTGAAACTTGGCATCAAGCGGACGACAACATACTGGAACCGCGTGTTGGCTTACGTTTCAACGCCCGGTGACAAGTACGACCCTAAAGAACAGACGGGCTCACGTATCGAAAAGGAATTTCTCGAGGGCGATCAGCGTTATTATCACGTAAAATGCCCCCACTGTGGACATGAGCAGCGATTGAAGTGGGCGCAAGTCCAGTGGGAAGACGATGACCCAAGCACAGCGGTCTATGTTTGCGAGGAGAATGGTTGTATATGGGACGACTACGAGCGTTGGGGTGCCATCACGACGGGTCGTTGGATAGCGACGAAGCCGTGGAATGGTCGCGTGTCGTACCATCTGTCGCAGCTTTACAGCAAGTTCACGTCTCTCGAGGACGGTGTAACGGACTTCCTTGACAGCAAGAACGACCCGATGTTGCTCAAAACATGGGTCAACACGTTCCTTGGTGAGAGTTGGGAAGACAAAGGCGCTCGACTTGATTGGTCGTCATTGAAGGATCAGCGTGAGGATTACAACACGACTGACAATATCCCCGATGACATCACCGTCATAACCACGGCTGTTGACGTTCAGGATGACCGTCTCGAGTATGAGTTCTTGGGTTGGTGTGATGAGCATCAGTCGAAGTCGTTGAAGTACGGTGCCATCTATGGTGATCTCTCAACGCCCGCGCCATGGACTGAACTGGATTTGCTCTTGGACACGACATTCATGCACCCGTCATTTGGTGAGATCGCTCCCCGTGTGACTGTCATCGACAGTGGCGGTCACTTCACGCAACAGGTCTATGCGTTCTGTCAACGTCGGCCACGGTGTCTTGCCATCAAAGGCATGTCCGGTAAGGGTCGTCCGTTTGTGGGTCGTCCGTTGAAGAACACGATTGGTGACGCTCGAGTTTTTCCGTTGGGTGTTGACACCATCAAAGAGGTTGTTGTTTCACGGCTCCGTCAGCAAGACCCGTATGGCCCCGGTTATTGTGCGTTCCCGATGGAGTACACCGATGAGTATTTTCGTATGCTGACAGCCGAGGAGTTGAAGACCAAGTTCAAGCGCGGTTTCAAGGTCACTGAATGGGTCAAGATACGACAGCGCAACGAGGCGTTTGACTTGCGCGTTTACAACACCGCAGCGTTGGCTATGCTTGAGATCGATCTAAAGAGTTTGCGTCGTCACCTATTGCGTGAGGCAGAGAAGCGTGTTAGCCCGAAAAAGAAAACAAAACCCAAGACACGTAAAAAGACTAATTGGGTCGATGGATGGAAAAATGACTGACAACCCTTTTGACAGAGAAGAATATTCATCAGATCACCCTGACTGCATCGTCCTTGGGCGTTTCATAGGTTGGAAGCTTGACCTTGGTTATGACGATGATGATTACGAGTTGAAATACGTCATTCAGCGTTTGGGATGCACCAATAAACCTGTTGAGATTGAGGGTGAGTTGGTCACTCTCACGGATGGTGATTATTGGGTCTTCGAGTTGCCGACAGCAACGTCATCGAGCGAGGCGTGGACTGATCGTTTCAGCGAGGGCTCTGACTGTCGTTGGGACTTGGTTCTCAGACAGACCGCAGCGCCGAACAACGAGGCCGTCATCGGCACAGGCTTCATCTCCATCTTCCCGTCCAATGCTGATCGTCGCAGTCATGCCGAGGTCATGCTTGCCAAGATCAACTCCATCATCTCTGGTCGCGCCGATAATGATGTCTCGTCCTACTCCATCAAATCACGCTCAATTTCCCGTATGAGCATCGATGAGTTGATGAAGTGGCGTGATTATTACGTCAACGAGGTCAATCGGACAGGTGGAACGGTCAATGATGGTCGCAGTAAGGCGCGTGATAAAACAGTACGTGTGAGGTTCGAGTAATGGTTTTTGGTTTAACCACAGAGAAGAATGCTGTCGCCCGAGAGAGAGCGGCCAGTAAACGCGGCTACGCGGCAGCGGCCAGTAAACGCGGCTACGCGGCAGCGGCCA